CCACTTGAAAAAGTGCGTATGGTCCTTGCTGAAAAAAGCCAGCTTGGTTTTACTGCGGAAGTCAGAGCTATTATCGGGAAGTATGGTGCNGATAAGCTTAGTGCTNTTGACAAGGCATACTATGCTGACATCTTGAAAGATGCGGAGGTTCTTGGCAATGGGTAATCACGCAATACTATCTGCATCTTCTTCACACAGATGGCTTCACTGCTTGCCATCTGCAAGGCTTGAACTTGAGTTTGAAAACACAAGTGGAGAGGCAGCAAAAGCAGGTACTGCAGCACATGAACTCTCAGAACACAAACTGAAAAAGGCTCTCCACATCAGAAGTAAGAGGCCCGTGTCAGAGTATGATTCAGATGAAATGGAAGAATGCACAGATGACTATGTTGCCTTCATCATGGAGCAGGTAGAACTTGCAAGAAAGTCCTGTACTGACCCTATCGTTCTTATTGAACAACGTCTTGACTTCTCNTGNTATGTGCCAGATGGATTTGGTACGGGAGATTGTGTAATCATTTCAGATGACANGCTTCACATAGTGGATTTCAAATACGGAATTGGAGTCCTTGTGGACGCAGAAAACAATCCGCAGATGAAACTCTATGCATTAGGGGCTCTTGAAATCTATGACAGTCTCTACGACATCTAAAGAAGTATCAATGACTATATTTCAGCCACGAAGAGAAAACGTCAGCACCTGGACTGTTCCGGTAGAAGAACTTAAAGCTTGGGCAGAAGAAGAACTAAAACCTAAGGCGGCAAAAGCCTATGAAGGTGAAGGAGAATATATCCCTGGCCCGTGGTGTACTTTCTGCAGAGCATCCATAAGATGCCGTGCAAGAGCTGATGAAAAGCTAAAACTGGCCCAGAAGGAGTTTAAGATGCCACCACTGCTTACAGATAGTGAGATTGAAGAAATTCTAAACATTATTCCTGATCTCACGAAGTGGGCCAATGAAATAACTGCTTATGCCACAGATGCAGCAGTTAACCATGGGAAAGAGTGGAGTGGTTTTAAAGTTGTGGAAGGTCGCTCAGTTCGTAAGTACAAAGANGAAGATACTGTAGCACAAAAAGACTGTAGAGAGTGGATATAAAGATATTTACCGTAAGAGCCTTATTCCTTTGACNGAGATGCANAAACTGATGGGCAAAACCAAATTTGAGGAAATCTTAGGAAGCCTCATAGTAAAACCACCNGGNAAGCCAACGCTTGTTCCTAAAACAGATAAAAGAGTNGCTATGAACGTAACGAANGCAAAAAACGAATTTAANGAAATTATGGAGGATTGATCATTATGAAAAACTATACGAATAGAACTAAGGTTATTACAGGTGTGAACACAAGACTTTCTTACTTCCACGGTTGGGAGCCGGTTTCTGTCAACGGAGGTGCTGAAAAATACAGCGTATCCGTACTCATTCCAAAGGACGACACAGAAACCATTAATGCAGTAAATGCCGCTATTGATGCTGCTATTGAAGAAGGCATCGCTAAGTTTGGTGGAAAGAAGCCCAACAAGGCTGCTATAAAAATTCCTCTGCGTGATGGGGATGTGGAGCGCGATGACGAGGCCTATAAGGGGCATTATTTTATCAATGCTAACAGTAAAACAGCTCCACAGATTGTGGACAAGAGCGTAAAGCCAATCATGGATCGTGGTGAGGTGTACAGTGGNTGCTTTGCNAGNGTTTCTCTNAATTTTTTCGCATTCAANTCCAANGGAAATAAAGGTGTGGCTTGNGGNCTTGGCAACATTCAAAAGATTAAAGATGGCGAGCCTCTTGGTGGNAAGAGTTCTGCAGCAGATGANTTTACAACTCTTNCAGAAGATGACTTCCTTGCCTAATAGAAAAGGCCAATTNACGGTGGTGGGGGNATTTCCTCTGCCACCTGCTTTTTTAGGAACGGAGGTATATTAAATGGATGAAATATGGAAAGACATACCCGGGATATGAGGGGAAGTACCAGGCAAGCAGTGAGGGCAGAATTTAAGAGTCTTGAACGTGTAATTCATAGTAGCAATCAGAATGGCGAGTTTGATTATTTATTAAAGGAAAGAATACTTCGACCCGGAAATCGAGGTAATTATCAAATGGTTGTCCTAAATGATCCAAGNCAAANCTTTGCNGTTCATCATTTGGTTATGGCTNCTTTTGTAGGNGAAAGAGATGGTATGTATGTGCTTCATGCAAANGGGGATCCNAAAGATAATCGCCTAGTGAACCTTCGATATGATACGCAAACTGAAAATGTTTATGATGTTTATCGCCAAGGCAAGGCATGGAAGAAACTTACCACGGATGATGTTGCAGGAATACGATTTGGCTTATTCTGTGGGTTTACCTGCACTCGGCTTGGAGAGATGTATGGTGTGGGTCATCAGGCTATAAGCAAAATAAAGAATGGAGATAGATATGCATGGCTGAAATAAAAACATTACATTGTGATATTGAAACTTATAGTAGCGTCAATTTAGCAAAGTGTGGTGTGTATCGTTATGTTCAGGCAGATGATTTTGAAATTTTGTTGTTTGCCTATTCCACAGACGGAAGTGAGGTTAAAATAATCGATCTAGCCCGCGGTGAAAAGATACCACCAGTAATACTTTCTGCAATAGAAGATGATAATGTTATAAAATATGCTCATAATGCTTCCTTTGAGCGGATATGCTTCTCACGCTTTCTGGGATACCCAGTGGGTAAGTATATTCCTCCTGAATCATGGAGGTGCACAATGACATGGGCAGCATATATGGGGCTGCCGTTATCATTAGTAGGTGTGGGTGCGGTTCTTGGCCTTGGGAAGCAAAAAATGATGGAAGGTAAAGATCTGATTCGTTTCTTTTGTTCTCCTTGTAGCCCAACTAAGGCAAATGGAAACCGCACAAGAAATTTACCCTCTGATGACCTAGATAAATGGGAGCGATTCAAAGCCTATAACATTCGTGATGTCGAAGCTGAGATTGAGATTGAGCAGAAATTGATTAAATTTCCTGTGCCAGATTTCGTATGGGATGAATATCATTTAAGTGAGAGAATCAATGATCGAGGCATAAAGGTAGATATGGACTTTGTAAAACAGGCCATTACTATGGATGAGATGTCACGCACCAAGCTGATGGATCAGATGCAGAAAGTAACAGAACTTGATAATCCAAACTCAGTGCAACAGATGAAAGGCTGGCTCTCTGAAAACGGCGTGGAAACAGATACCCTCGGTAAAAAGGCTGTGGCAGAACTATTGAAGGAAGCGCCGGAGCATCTAGCTGAGGTGCTTAAACTCCGTCAGCAACTGGCAAAGTCCTCTGTTAAGAAATATTCTGCAATGGAAAATGCAGTCTGCAGTGATGGCAGGATTCGTGGCATGTTTACTTTTCTGGGGGCCAATCGAACAGGTCGTTTCAGCTCAAAAATAGTGCAGTTACAAAATCTACCTCAGAACCATATGCCGGATTTAAAAGAGGCACGAGGCATAGTAAAGAGTGGTGATCATGAAACCCTTGAAATGCTCTACGAAGATATACCTGACACGCTCTCGCAACTTATCCGCACAGCCTTTGTACCAAAAGAAGGAAATAAGTTTATAGTTGCTGACTTTTCTGCTATTGAAGCTCGTGTGCTGTCTTGGGTTGCGGGTGAACAGTGGCGAAATGAAGTATTCGCAAATGGCGGTGATATATATTGTGCCTCGGCATCACAGATGTTTAGAGTCCCTGTTGAAAAGCATGGTGTAAATGCTCATTTAAGGCAGAAAGGTAAAATTGCAGAATTGGCACTTGGTTATGGTGGATCAGTGGGTGCTTTAAAGGCTATGGGAGCCCTAGAGATGGGAATTTTAGAAGAAGAACTAAAACCCCTTGTTAATGCCTGGAGACAGGCCAATCCATACATCGTAAAATTCTGGTGGGATGTGGATAGAGCAGCTAAGAAGTGCATTAAGGGAAAAAAGTCTCAAGAAGTTCAAAATATAAAGTTTCATTACATGAGTGGAATGCTCTTTATTGTTCTTCCTTCTGGCAGGCAGCTTGCCTATGTTAAGCCACAGATGGGTGAAAATATCTTCGGTGGTGAATCAGTTACTTATGAGGGAGTTGGTGCTACAAAAAAATGGGAGCGGCTTGAAAGTTATGGACCCAAGTTTGTAGAAAACATTGTTCAAGCAATCTCCCGTGATATTTTGATGCATGCCATGAAGACACTTAGCACTTGTAGCATTGTGGCTCATGTACACGATGAAGTAATTATTGAGGCTGATCAAAGCCTGTCACTTGATATGGTATGCAAGCAGATGGGCAGAGTACCTCCCTGGGCAAAGGGACTGCTCCTTGATGCAGATGGCTATGAATGCGATTTTTATAAGAAAGATTANNNAAAACATCAGATTTCACCTCCCGCCGTGGCTACCAGGTAGGAGGTGTTTTTNTATGAACATTATTGAAGTGAAAGATGGTTCTCCTATCAAGGGTGAGACAGAACCGATNTCAGAAGAACAGTTACAGAAAGAATATGACTTTTATATAGCTGAGAGNATTGTTGGCATGCTCTATAAAGAGGGCAAGATTACNCAAGATGAACTACACAAAATATCAGCATTAAACCGCCAGAAATTCTCTCCGAAGTTAGCCGAGATAATGCCCTGAAACACTTGCTATTATTGCCTTTTAGAGTGATATATGTAATAGCAGAAAGTGAGGTGAGATGATGAAAAAGATAACGAAAATAGAAGAACTGCCCAAATCACAGTTATCAGAAAACAAACTTCGAGTTGCCGCTTATGCAAGGGTTTCAACGGATAGTGATGACCAGCTGGTAAGCCTTAAAGCTCAGCGGGAACACTATGAAAACTATATTAAATCCAATCCGGAATGGGAGTTTGCCGGACTTTATTATGACGAAGGCATATCAGGCACCAAGAAGGAAAAACGACCTGAACTTCTCCGTATGATTCGTGATTGTGAAAGTAATAGGATTGATTTTATTATCACCAAATCCATCAGTCGTTTTGCACGAAATACCACGGATTGCCTAGAACTGGTAAGGCACCTAATGGATATCGGTGTTTATATTTATTTCGAGAAAGAAAATCTGAATACAGGTGATATGGAAAGTGAATTAATGCTTTCTATTTTATCTGGTTTTGCTGCTGAAGAGTCCGCGTCTATTTCACAGAACACAACATGGTCAATCAGTAAAAANTTTCAAAATGGCAGTTACATTATTGGCACTCC